CGACCCAATTATTTTTAAATGTCATCGTTGCACCAGACCATGCACCAAAATCATCAATAGTCCACGCAGCGCCCCACCGCAGTTTCACTCCCGCGGCCTCAGCGCCCTCCTTCATAGCATCAGCAATCTCGTCATATAGGTTTAGCTCCCATCGACCACCATTGCAGTAAGCCATCAAATCAACAGCATTGCCGTCAATGTGTTTTGATTTCATGGTTTGAGAGGCCCCTTTTGCGACCAAGGCCCTCTGTTCGTCTATTGTCCTCAGACCACAGATCACACTGAAGTCCTGCTTCGTAACTCCGATGGCGTATTTCACGACAGTTACCAGCCTTTCGTCTACACCTTCTAGCTTTGACAGGCTTCCCTTGCCTAACTTGTATCCCATGACTACCTCTTCCCAAAAAATTTGCTGACAGAACGCATTCCTATACTAGCACTAACAATCCCACCCAACGCAATTTGATACCACTGGGGCATAACTTCCAAAGCCATAAAGCCCTTAGCAACTATGTCATTCCCCCAATCTCCGCAGAAGGCTAATATTAGTGGAATACTGAAAAGCAGGGTAATCCATTCGTCCTTCCAAGAATTATCAGTGCCCTTTATAGCTGCTATATCCCAATCAATCTCACCTGTAAGTTGCTTCTTACGCACCTCTGCCTCAGTGAGTTTGAGTTGGGTCTTGCCATCTATTACCGATGTAGCAAGACCAGTAAGACTAGTTATTAACGCACCTATCATTTCTCATGCGAAAGCCATACAGCGAACGCCCCCGTCATTGCGCCGGTCACCACAGAAATTAGTGAAGCCTGCTGTGTGGACAAGTCTGGTTGCGTAAGCGCCCACTCTATGCAGCGCACATATACCACCGTCATAGTAAACATCATAAAACGAGGCAGTAATTTGTATTCCAGTATCTTTGTAAAAGCTATTTGCATTAGAACCCTCCTTTAAGGCCATCTAATATTTCCGATAAACTAGGCCGTTTATCCTTCTTCTCATAGACACAACTAAAAACCTTCGGACACTCTGAAAAACTACGCGTAGGGTAGTGGTATCCAAGCCCACCAAAACCCGCACTGAACCTATACACACATACCTTTTGATCGTTTACGTCTGTAAACCTCTTCCAAAGATGGCATTTAACATGAGTGGGATTGGCTACCCCCGCAAGAGCAACAGACAGAATTAAAGCATGGATCATTGAGTAACCAATACGATAAGATAAATCCCACCGCCAAGCACACTAGCAATGCCTAAACACAGGCCACTAATAGCAGCGTTGTTTGCCATTTGTCTTTTAGCTTCCATCGCAGCGTACACTGTGTCTTCCCTTTCTTTCCGGATCTGCCTACGCATACCCAGCATCTCATCGTAAGTTCCCAAACCAAACCTGTAGTCTAGCATGAACTTAATCTCTTTTTCCTTCTCAAGCAAAGTTTTCTTGCGGATGACAATATCCATGGCCTGTTGTTCTATATTGTCAGAGCCCTGAGTTTGCTTGTCTAGCCATGTGGGATTTTTGCGTTGAGACTCAGCGCGTGTAATATCTGCAACCGCGGAGTACCAAGACCCTAGCTGTTTGCTAACGTCCTGTATCTCACGGCCGGCGCCGACAAGCATTTTCACGCTTTTGAAAGCAACGTTAGCAGCCGCAAAAGCAGTGACAGGATCAATCATAACACATGCCTAACTAGGGCTTTATCCCCTACGAGCCATTGCTTGCCTTTGAACGTTGATGCGTTCGCGATTAACATCATTCCTGTTTTGAGCGATCTCTTCAGTGCTTTCAATCCGAGCGGCATCAGTGACTGCGCGTTGCTCCATCTTAGCAGACTCAAGCATAATCTGGGCCTCGTCCTCTTGAGCCTTGCGNTGAAGCTCCTTGTCCTTAATCTCCACTTCACGCATTCTGATTTGCACCAATGGATCCGACATAGGATCTTGACCCGGAGGTGTAATCTGATCCAAAGTAGCCTTCATGATTTCTAGCTCTTGTATCGCAACAGCCTTCTCCATTTCAGCGGGGACTTGCATTTGCTGCTGAACCTCTTGGATCTGCATCTGCGCGGACATAGGATCGATCAAACCTTGCTGGGCCTGTTGCTGGACCTTTTGAACCAACTCTTGGATTTCCTGCATGACGCTTACCCGCGCCTTCATTGAGATATGTTCCTGAAGATGAGCGTAAAACGTACCCATAACCTGCGGAGAAGTCATTACCAAAGGCGTTCTCATAAACATAACGTGAATGGCTATGTGCGTATCGTGGTCCTGTTCTTCAAAGGCAACCAGTATCTCACCCATCAAACCACGGGCGTTCTCAATCGCAGCGTCCAACGGCTTAGGCTGTGGTGCCGGCGGAAGGATCTCATCGATATTCTGCACTTCCAACGCCTGATACATACGCCGGTATGCCGCGTGTAAGTTATGCATCTGAGGATTAGACTGCGCCAACTGCAACTGCGTTTGAGCCAAAGTAACCCGCTGCGCCATTGAAAAGATGTTAGGATCCGAAACCGGTATGACATCTACCCGACCATCAAAGTCCTGCGCCTTAATACTTCTCTCGCCACCAGCTACGTCATACGGATATTCCTGATCCATATTCTCAGAACAGATACGAGCCAGAATGCGGAACTCACTCTTCTGAGCATAATGCAGGCGCTTGTGAATAGCCGACATTACCTTCATGCCACGCTCAAGCATAGCAACAGTCGTACCAACAGGCGTCTCTTGGTTCATATTGCCGGTCTGTTCGTCAGCCAACGATACGAAGCGCCGTCCGCCCTCCACCAGAGCGCCTAAAAGCTGTGCTAGAGTGGAACTAGGCTCTTTGAAGGGCAAAGGTATAATAGCGTCCCTGATGTTGCCTCCAGGGGCGTCTATGTCCCTCCACTCTCCGGGCTGTAGTGGTTCATCATCATTGCGTAAACGCACTCCACGGGCCTTAAATCCAGCGGGGAGGTTAGCCAAAGTACCAGCGTCAATCAACTGGCGCAAAATGCTAGTCGCAGCGCGGCCCAAACCACCTATCATGTGGATCAAACCAAAGCCGTAGAACCCAAGACCGGGCATAAACCGGTAGTGAACAAAGAACTGACGCTTCTTGGCAAAGTCCGTTTCTGCATCAAAGTTCCTGCGTATCGCCAGTACCTTGCCAGAAGCCTCGTCCAAAGTAACAATGTAAGGCAAGTGAATGCCCGTTGGCTCCCCGTCAGGAGACATGTCCTCAAAGCCCTCAAGGTCCAAATCAACATGCATCTCAAGCAAAGTGTAGATATCGTCATGATAAGTGCGGGATGTACCCTGTATCTCATCAACCTTCTGGCGAACCTCATCAGGCTCTGTGTCCGAAGCCTGTAACTCGATGTCCTTAAAGAACCCAGCAACCTGCATCTTGCGAACTTGGTTGTAATCCATCCGCAAAACATGAGTAACCCTAGAAGCAGACTGCAAATCAGACGCAGCGTAAGGAACAACCAAGTCTTGAGCCGGCACAAAGGTAGAAACAGCGCGTTGTTTGGCCTCGTCAAAGTAAACCTTCTTAAAGGTAGATCCCGATAAGGGGAGATAAAACAACAACTGATCCATCTCAGGATCGTATTCCTCCATCACCTCAGTAATCTGGTAATTCAAATAGTCTTTTACACGATCAGCCTGTGCCTCAACCTCGGCAGACTGCTTACCCAAGATCTGGGTCTGAACAGGGCCACCAGCCGGCAGTAACTCTTTGTATGCTTGAGACTGAAACTGAGTTACCGACTCCACAATCAATGGATGCGTAACGCCAGATGCACCCTCAAAGGGTTGGGTGCGATCCTCTTGCTTAATTCCTAGCTGGTCTAAACCCTTAGTATATGTCTCTTCCCAATCAGAGCGGGACTCCAGATCATCCTCGTAAGAAGCACGAAGCTCGTTTGACAACTCACCCAAGTACCCGTCATCTAGATACTCAGACAAGTTAGCGTCATGGGGAATGTCCTCGGGGATCTCGTCACCCACAGCATCTTCCAGAAGCTCTTCAATAGTAACACTACCGTCATCNTTAGGAATGATCTCTGCGCCCATGGCAAAATCCATNGGCTCCTGAACATCAACGTCAGTTTGCTCCCCCGTTANATCAAGGGGCATTAAAGATGGATCAACAAGAGATCCCATGGGTCGAGGTGGCAGGGCCATCAGTAATACTCCCGATTACGCGGTCTATAATCGTCCTCTAAGGTGTCATCTCCCTCTAAGGAAACAAACCCACCCTTACGAAAACGCATTAATGCTAAGGTCATACTATCACAAAAGTCATCGTTGTCACCATTGGGAAATGAAACAACCTCCTCAATGACCTCTTCACTGAATTTCTTGGTAGTCGGAGCCCAAACCTTGCCAGCCTCAAACAACGGAGCAATCATATGCATCCGAGTGGTCTTGTCCTGACCCTTACCGGGCGAAAAACCCAAAGCAGGTATGCCATGCAACCGCAACTCGTCAATCAAGGGTTGTCCCGAGGCTTTCGCTTCAACCAGAACCATATCTGGCTCCCAGTATTCGTGTTCCTCAAAGGCAACTTCCTTTAACTCTGGGAAATTCCAGCGATCACGCCGCGCATCCATCAGAATTATGTTGTCTCCGGTCCCATCCTCGGGGTCAAAAATCCCCCAAGTCGTAATTGCGCTGTAATCCGCAGTCTCCTTCTTGGAAAACGCCGTGTCATACGCCTGAATTATGTACTTGATCGTGGGAATCTTCTTTTTGTCCCAATCACGCCACCATTCGCGCTTAATTATGGCTGATTCGGACGCAGTCGGGTTCTGTTGCCACTGAGCGTTCCACTTTTGAATGGGCAAAGACGCCTTAATCGAAAGCAAAGCGTCCTTATCCCAGAACTGAGGCCATAATGGATTGTCACTGGGTAGTATTGCAGGAAATTCTACAACCTCCCATTGATCTGCCAGTATATCCTTGCCCTGTTCCGCCAACAAACGGCCCGTCAAA